TTATTGGAAAATAAACACCTTTTTAACTCCTCCGCTCCAGCTCACCTGAGCCCCGAGCATTTCCGCCGCGGCCCGGACGCCTACATATACCGTCCCGTCGATAATCGAGAACATCTCGACTGTTCGGCCATCTACGTATGGAATCTTATTGTCGTTATCCCAATGAACCGTCATGCCCAATGCTTCTCCGAGCTGCCGAAGCGGCAAGAATACACGCCCATCTTCTACACGGCCATAACCGACTAGCTTATCGTTTACGACGACCTTGGCGCCCTCCGGCTCCGGCGCAGCGTCATATTGGATCAGGTTGTTGGCCGTGATAACCGACATGAGTTTGCCAGCGTAATCCGGATCGGTCGCATATCCGCATGTCTTAAGCGCCGCGCATTGCTCCTGCGGAGTCTTGGCCGCTCTGACGGCCGAGTACCTGCTCTTATCAAACAAGAGATCCTGATCCTTGAAGTAATTATAGATCGACTTGTACGCCCGCCAGTTGGCCGTCGTGCTGACCGTTACGCCGTTGTATACCTCTCTGGTTGCGGTATTGACACTGGAGCCGTCCCAGTAGGCCGTTGGCGTTCCGCTGCCGACCTTATAACCGCCGAGGTTGTTCCAGCTTGGTACGCTGCCTCCCGTCTCGAGCCACGCCTGAGCAAGCCGAACAGAGGGCAGCAGCCGGCCGCCCTCCTTGTGTACCTGCATGACAATCGGAGCGATCAAAGAGAAGAAATCGGGCTTGGTATACTTCTTATAGGTTGCCATCCGTCTTCCCGCCTCCCTTCTCCTGCAGCTGTTCGAGGAGTTCCTTCAGCTTCTTCGGCATCGGCACATTGAGCGTACCCAAGTTCTCGACGACACTCAGCCCCTCGCGGCCAACATAGAAGTAAATGGCGATCGTCCGGAAGATTGGCTCCCCGGGTTGAATCCAGCCATCAAGGAGTGCAGCCAGTCCGACGACGAACAGGACGGTTACCTTGCGGATGCCGCCCCAGAACATGATGTCGCTGTTGACCTTCTTAAGCTTGACTGCTCCGAGAACGCCGGTAATGTAATCGGCAACCATCAAATAAACAAGGATCTGGAGCGCTTCGTCCCATCCTCCTAGCCAAGCAGACAGCACAAGTCCCGCCGCCGCTACCCATCCACCCCATGCCGCTTCCTTGCCCGACGACGCCGCGGCTGCCGTCAGGATCGTGTTCATCGTTTGATTCATCTTCTTCTCTCCCCTCAGTTATATAGAAAAGAGGCCGAGCCTTTGGCCCGACCTCGAGTTCTTATCCGATCGCGATCCAAGGGCACGGGGCCGCCGGAGCGATGTTATACATAAAAGCGTCGAATCCATTGCTAGTCACGGTGAATCCCGCCTCGCCATAGGACACATCGCGGTACTCATATTGCACGGTGTTCAAGCGGCCATCACCTGTATCTGCGTAGTAAACCATCCGCTGTACGAGAGAGCCCCCGCCGGGAGCTTCCACGATGATGATCTTCGGTACGAACGGGATTCCCGTAACAACGACATGCTTCGACGTGGCTGAGGTGTTCTCGGATATCGCCGTTCCAGTTGCGACGGGCCTGCCGACGATCGCCGATCCTGCCACGCCAAATATACTCTTTCCTGCAACGATGTTCGCCGGAATCAGATTGGCATCCCCGGCGACGGTTCCGCTGCCATTATGGTAACCGGATGCGATCGTCTGCGCCGTCGTCCCCGGCGTAATTGAGACCGCGCCGCGATTCGGCATGGACCCGTTGACTAATCCGTTATCAGTCCCGATCGTGTATCCAGTCAGGACTTGAGCTGCTGCAGCTGTGCCATACTCCCCCCCTTCACCCTGTAAGATAAAAGCCCCGGCGGCCGTGGAGTATGTCAAAGTGTAAATGCCACCGGACTTCAACGTGGCGGCCGTGCCATTTGCTTTTTTGATTGGGGCCGCGCCGGTCGCGTTTGCGTTAAGCGTCGGTGAAGAACCGCTATCCGTATGCACTTGGATTCGAACCGTCCGGCCGTTAACCTTCGCGAACGCTGGCGTAAACGTCGCCGTATAGGCTGTGCTTGTCCCAGCCGTCGTTTGAATCGGAATAACCATGTCAGCGGCGTGATAACTATCCACCGAATCTGCATCAAGACCACTTCCCGGTCCGGCGTTTGCATCCGTCCATATCTTCGCCCAAGCACTATACGTTCCCGTCCCGCCAACATTGGTCGGATTCCCCGATCTAACATACGTGATATTTGTATTATACGTGGTGAGAATTTGCGTAATTGTATCCCCTCCCCCTCGTACTACGAGAAGGTTTCCGTACGCATATCCACTAGGCGCATTCGTGTGATTGTTACCGAGACGATACGAGCCTGCTTTGACAATGGTATTAAGATCGACAGGAGTAGAAGATTGCCCTGTGATCGTCATAATGTCGGTATCATGAAGTCCGTCTACGGTATCCGCTTGGAAGTTAACATTTTTCGCTGAAGAAGTCACAACGAATGGGGCCGTTCCCGACGGTGCGTAGTTGGTAACTTGTCCGACATTATCGACTCTGAAAAGCTTAGCGTCGCTCAGTCCTTGAATCTCGAATCCGCTTGTTGTCCCGGTTCCGCTCCCCCCGATACGGATTCTTGGGGTGTTGCCCTGCCAACTTAACCTAGCAGAAGCTGCTACGTTGTCGGGGTTAAGGGTGCTGTATGATTGAGCCATAATCTCGCCTGTAGAGTCGCGGACTGGTATCGTGTTTGCGACAGTCGAAGCTGTCGTACCAACGTCGTAACCATCTAACTTATCCGCGTCAAGACCGCTTCCGGAACCGTCATTCCCAGCTGTCCAAACGAGGTTTGGAGTTCCTCCGGCTTTTGCGTAGCGAAGGTCATTCGACGAATCCGCTTGAAGATAATTATTAGTAGTTTTAGTGCCGCTCGAATTCGTCGCGTCGAAGTAAATAGCGCGAGACCATTGACTCGCTGTATCCGCAATAGACGCCATACGGAGCTGCGTACTCATAGTCATCTCGCTCATCACTGTTGTCGGAGCTTTGATTTGGACAGTTGCAAGTGGGAACGAGGTCGTATCGGTCGTGTAGACTGTTCCCAGTTTCATCCCCGCGATGTTGTTAATCCATTGCGAATTATTTCCTCCCTGAGTAAAAGCTGTTAACATAACGGCAAACTGCTCAGCGAAGGACGAACTCTGACGTATAACAATTTGAATGCGCCATCTGCTATTAGTAGAGTCCCAAGTGACGTCAGAAATAGCGACTGTATTCCCTATCCCTCCGATGACTTCCTCGTATCTCGAAACTTGATTACTGATCGTTGAAGTCGGCTGCACAACAAGGGCAAAGCGTTTGCGCAGAAGACCGTTATTATTGATCCCGTTCCACGCTCCGGTGATTTCAATGTCGAAATATCCATAGAAAGCTCCCGTGAAGTAAAGATCGATCTTTTGGTTCGAGGTGCTAGCCAACGTACTAAACAGGCCGACTTGCTTGCTAATTGCCGTTGATCCGAGTTGGAATGCAGGGGACGTCGCTACACCAGTGAAGGACGGGCTCTCGAGAAGCGCATCAACGGTGTCCTTCCGAGCGATATCGTCAGCGGCCGCAGGCGCAGCAACCTTCGCGCGGCCAGATGTATCCCGTTGCATGACCGTGCTGGCGGTCGCTGCGGATGTCGCCGCAGCCAGCACGGTCATGCTGTCGTTGATCTCTTCACCCATCGAATTCATATCCGAAGGTAGAACGGTATCGGACATCGTCCAGTTTGTTTTTGCCATTAAGTGGTCGCCTCCTTAACAATGATGGACTGCAGCATAAGGATGTCCGATGAGACCGGAATGTTCACGGGGGAGCTGGTGAGCATTTTTCCGCCGGAATCCTTCAGTTCAATCTGCGTGATGAGCTGCACATCCGACACCGGGACAATGTAATTGAGTGCCATGGTGCTCTCCGTCACCTGTTTGACCACGAAGTCCGTGATCTCATAGCTGCCGTTGATCACGACCTTCGCGACTCGGCCGTTGACGTATGTCGCGATATCGTTCAAAAATGTTTGGTTTATCACGTAACCGGCACCTCCGCTCCGAGCGTCACGAACGGCTTCGCGCCTAGCGTCCATGAGCCATCCAATTTGTAATTCCAGGTCATCGACTTTTTGGAGATTGAGTTCTCCAGCTCGATCGTATCGTTCAGTGAGGTGTTCTGCTGATAAACGATGTTGGCCGGCTTGATCTTGTCCACCGTGTGAATGACTTCACGGAACACGCTCGCGTTCTCGAGAGTCGTCGTGATGTAAAGGATAAACTGCTGCACGTCCACCGACACGATCGTCATCCCGGGGCCGACCAGTTTGTCGAGCTGCTGCTGAAGGTAACGGACCGTAAACGGCGGCTTAGTCTGGTATCGGTTTAGGATCCGCAGGCGCCTGAAGTCAAGTGTATCCGACGGATCCGCCTGGATTCCGAGCATCGCTTCGCGGCGAGCGATCGCCGGGGATGAAGCAGTCATGACAAACTGGTCATCCAGCAACCGCTGAACGGCCTCAGCTAAGCTATCCAGCTCGGCATCCTCTGTCGCCGCGAGCTCGGTAAAGTCTTTAATCTCCTGATAGTAGGACGGCAGATATCGAAAGATATGGTCAGCCATTGATCGTCACCGTCCCGCGCATCGGAATCTGGTCTTGGCCAAGCGTAAGATTGGCTGCGGATCCGTTCAGCGTCGTTCCGGTAACATCGACCACGCCGGGCACTGTCAGGATTGCTGCCTCGATCAGCGCCACGCGTACGACAAGCTGCTCCTGCCCCGCCCAAGACTTCCGGAGCCCGAGCATATACTCGCCAATGGCTGTCTCGATCGGTGCCTGAACCTGGCCTACAGTGGTGCCGGAGGCGAGCGTGACGGTCGTCACGGTGTTTACCGTCATGGCGCTCACGCCAGCAATGGTGACCTTATGCCCGATCGGCGCCATCCCGATCCCTGTTCCGCTGTTGACCGTTGGGTCCATAGCCGTTTGAACCTCGGCCACAAGCGGCGCAGAGGGAATGGACCAGTCGGAAGCAATGATCGTACATTTGACCGTGCCGCCGCCCTGCCAGACGGGATATACCTTTACGCCGCCGACGCCGTCCATCCGTCCTATCGTTTGTTTATAATCCGCTACGTTGCCGCCGAAGGAGGGGTTATTGACCTCTTCGTAGTAGCGAGTCCGAAGCGCGTCGTCGGTCTCCTCATCATCCCCGGGTACCAGAACGGCTCCGAGATCCGCGCGGGACAAGCCGGCGACGAATTGAATCGGAAGCAGCGTGCCGAAATATTGATTGCCGATGGTGCCGGCCGTCTCGCACTCCAGCGAGAAGACGCCCGTGCTGATCTTAGATGAAACGACGTAATTGACATCGTTGATCGAATAGCGGCCACCGATCGGCACATCCATTAACACGTCACCAGCGCCGTAGAATCGACCCTCACGATGTGCGGGTGTTGCTGGCTCCCGGTTCACCCCGAACTCCGCTGTGCGCCGCGAGAGGTCGTCACCCGAAGCCGTGTCCGCAAAGGAAAGGTTATAATTGATATCCAGCTCGATGTACATCTGAGCAAGCTCGGCGGCTGCCGGCGCTAATGCGTCGTAGATGACCGAACCGGGCCGTTTATCGATGTCATCCGATACCCGGTCCAGCATCCGCTGGAGGATCGTGTCATAGGTCTGAGATTCATACATTGGCCGTCACCTCCCCCTGAATTGAGCCAAATATCGAAATCACCGTAAACGTGGCTGTTGCGCTGTCTCCTCCGAACGCGATGGCAAAATTGACGACGTCGCTGATACGATCGTCCTGCAGGAGCGTCTCGCGGATCCGGCGGCGTAACTCCGACTCGACGATGCCGGAGCTTTTCCCTGTGAGCCCGGATAGCTCGGCACCGTAATCAGCGTTATAAATGAGATAAGCGAACCGCTCGGTCTGGAGCGCCTTATATACGGCCTGTTTGACCGCGTCAAGGTTATCGACCAGCGTCGCAGCACGGCCGCGTTCAAAGTCGAGCAGCCATGTCCGCGAAGGCTGTGTGACCTCCACGGTGTTCGAAATATCCTGGCCAGTTATTGGGATCACGTCTCCACCACCCTATCCAAGATGAGATATTTCTGCCCGCCCTGGAGCCGGACGAGCACGACCTGGTCGCCTGCCTGGAGCCCGGGACGGATCACGTAATCGACGCCCGCAATCGTCGCCTTCAGCTCCGTAGTCGCTTCAGTTTGAATTAAAAAATCCGCATCAAGCGTGAACCGTTGATCTACGTTCACTTCGAGCGGATTCGGATTTGTAATTGTCCCGTACTGGACGATGACCGGGCATGACGCCTCTAAGGCGGCCAATGCCGCTTGCTTAATCGCGTCTATCATTAGATCACCTTCAACGTAATCGACATGGTATGTTCTCCGTCAAAGCTGTGCTTTACCTCGTCGACGAGCATCGGTTGGTTGATGCCGAGCGCTTGAATCATGATCGGCAAATACATTCCAGCGCGGACACTGATGTCGCCGATGGCTTCGAGCTTCAGCGATCGCTGCTCGCGATTCTTCAAGGATGCGAGCTGTGTCAGCATCTGGTTGATCTGCGCCGCATTCATGTTTTCATCGACGCTTTGATAGAGCTGCAATACGCCCCATTTTGCAATATTTACGCTGTCTTGGGCCTGATAAATCTCTCTCTTACCCGTTTCTTTATTGTCCTTATAGAGCTTGATCTGATTGTACGTGTCAGAGTCAATGTCTTCGGCGTAATCAAAGCCGGTCAATAAGCTGCCGTCGCCGACGTAAAAGCCGGCCAAGAACTGGCTTACTCGCCGGAGGGAGAGCGCGCCGAAGTCGTCGAAGAACACGAAGAACTGTCCAGCGTTGCTAATGGTTTTCGTGTTGGCCTCTTCGATGATATCGATCAGCGTTTGACCGTCTCTAACCAACGACGGAATGCGGTATCCGGTGCTGTCGATCGTGCCGACCTTCAGCTTGAAGTCGGCCGCAATCTGCTTAATCACGTCGCCCGTCTCCACGTCCTTGAAAACGTACGTATCCTTGTTGAGTAGGTAGCGGATCTGGTCGTATGCCGTGACGCTGATTTCTCCGTCCTGGTTCTGCTTCAGCTTGAATACGTAACCGTAGAAGACGTTGACCTCATTCATCCGGACCCGGACCACGTCGCCATTGGCGATCGAAAATGACGGATCCTGATAGACCCCGCTGCTGATCATGGTGAACTCGATCGATGCCGGCTTTCCGACTCGCGTCGTCGTCCAGGATAATTTTCCGCTGATCGTGGAGACATCCCAGACGCGGCCGTTTTTATTAACGACCACTACCTCAAGCATAGGCCTTACCTGATGTCGGGAGGTTGAGTACCAGCCCAACCCTCAACGTCTTGGTCTGAGCGTCGCTGATTTTGTTAAGCGTCTGAATCTCTTTCCAGCGGGATCCGTCGCCAAGCGTCTTCTGTGCCACCGTCCAGAGTGAATCGCCCGCTGCCAGCGTGTACGTCTTGGGCGGGACTCGATCGTCCGCACGCTTAGGAGCAGATTTGGTTACCGTAGCCTTTGCGTTTGTCGATTGGACCGACGTCACCTTAACCTGTTGGGCGGCGTAGAAGCGATACTCCTTCAGCTTCAGGGTGTATTCAATGTCGCCGATCGCCCCAGCCTTTTCGCGCCATTCAAAAGATTCGATGCTGGCTGGAATGTTGACCTCCATCGTGCTCCCTGTGTACACGAATCGGATCGGTCTCTTGGTCTCCCACCACCGCATGAGATAATCGACGTAAGCCATAGGCTCAAGCACGATCGCGGCCGTGATAAAAGGATTGGTATTAGCAGGGAAGAAGCTCTCGATTGTATACTCCGCCAGGCCGTGGTCCTTGATCACATTGATTTTGCCAAGGCCGAAAACGTCGTGGCTGGCGCCATCGCCTCCCGTGCTCGCCCCGATCTCCGCGGGCAGGATTGGAAGCTCGAAGCCCTCCTGCTGGTTGTTCCAGCTGAGCCAGATTCCATAGGTCATAGCACATACACCCCTTGGGCCGACGAGGCGATTGTCTCATTTAAGCGCTCGCCGATATTTGCGATGATCTCGTCTACCGAGCGGCCGTCCTGCCTGACGTGTGTATCGCCGAACGAGAAGTTCGGCTGTAGCGTCACGAAGTTCTGGATGTTCTTCATCTCGGCCAGCTCGCGCATCATCTTAAGGTCTTCGCTCGAAATGTCGACGGTGCTGTTGATCTTACCGACCTCGTTGACCTTGTTGATGTTGTTCGCTCCTTCGCCCGGTGAGAACATCGACACGCCGGAATAAGGCGCCGCAAGGGTCTCTTTCAGCTTATCCTCATCTTTCTTACGCTTCTCCTCCCGTGAGCTCAACATGTCGAGAACCTTCTGCTCTCGTTTTGCCGCGTTTTCTGCTGCTTCCTTCTTCATTTCCTTAACTTCTTCTTTGCCCGCTTGCTTGATTGCTTCGGCTTCAGCTGCCGCAGATGCCGAAAATTCTACATCATCAATAGTGTCCAGATGTACACCTTTAATTTTGTTCAATTTATTAATCAGTTTGTTAATTCTATCGATAGACCCGTTAACGAGTCCCTCCATCAGCTTCAGAGATTCTACTTTCGCCCACTGAAAACCATTTACAATCCCGTTCCCTACAATCTGAAAGAATATAGGGATCTGATCGAAGAAGTTCAGTATATTGTTCCATCCTCGGATCAGTGCCGCCGCAAATTGATCGTTGGTCTGCCAGAGTTTAACAAGCCATACGATAAGCCCGACGATAAGCGTGACAAGGAAAATGAATATATTGGCTTTTTGAGCGGCGTTCAAACCTCGCCATGCTGCTGTCAGCCCCTGTGTCACGAGGGTCTGGGCGAAGATTGCCGCCGTCAGAATGCCAGTCCAGACCGATGCGAGAAACTGGCCTCCTGCGGCCAGTTTCGTAGCTACTAGCCAGGCCGTGAACGCGGCCACGATCCCCCAGACGATGGGTTCGATTGTCGGCCAGTTATTCGACATGAAATCGTATATCTGTGCAATCAGCGTTGCCATATAGACCAACCACGACACCGCAGTCGAGATTCCACTCGCTAATCCGTTGAGTAGGTTTTGCCCGCTGTCGCTCTGGATGTATGCCGTCAGCTTCTCGACTTGTGCTGTAATATTCCTTAAAGGTCCGTCCGCCTGATTCAAGGTTCCGACCCATGTTAACAGCGAGTTTTTTAGAACGGTCATCGCGCCGCCGAAAGTCATGGGCATCTGGTTAAACATCTTATCGATTTCGCCGCTTTGTTTTTCGAAAGCCTTTACGATAACGTCAGCCGTAAGCTTGCCATCGGCACCTAATTGCTTAAGCTGTCCCCTAGCAACGCCCATGCCTTCCGACAACGTCTTCAACAATAACGGCGCGGCCTCGCTGATTGACCGAAGCTCGTCACCTTGCAGGCGACCGCTACCGAGTGCTTGACTCATCTGCAGAATTGCGATTTCCCGGCTAACCGTATTGGCCCCACCAGCTACCAGCAGCTTATTAAATCGTTCGGCGAATGCGAGCATTTGGTCGTTGTCCTTAAATACTCCCTCAGTAAACATCCCGAGCTTAGAGACAAGATCCGAAGTTGCCAAATAGCTTGCGCGAGTTTCATTAGCTGTATCTAGGACTTGTTGTTGCAGTTGGGCTTGCGTGCGTAGGCCATCGTTAATAAGAGAAAGCCGGGTATTCGCTCCCAGTACCTCATCCGCCAAACCCATTCCTTGCGATATGAAGTCCCAGCCTTTTCTAGCTAGCTCGAGCCCTTGATTAAGGGCAATAATTGAGAATCCCATGGACTTAAACGCGGATTCGCCTTGCCGGATGGACTGGTTAAAGCGATCCTGCGAGTTCTTCGACTGATCAATCTGGCGGTTAATCTCCGCCTCAGCCTGGGCAATACGCTGCTGAGCAGCTAGGAGAGCCTTGTCGACGTTCACGTTCTGACTCGTTACGCTCTCCAGCTGCCGCATGGTATTAATCATGATGTTCATGCCCTGGGTGATGCTTTTCATGGGTCTCGTCATAGAGTCGAACAGCTTAAGCGTCGAGGACACCGTTGTCATTCATTTTCTCCCCCTTTCAGCGATAATTGGATATAAAAAAGCACCCCAGTGTGGGATGCTTGAATTTTCTTATTTAACACTCTCGAATATTTCTTTTGCCTTTTGGCTGTTCGTTTCAAGAATGAACCTTCCGGATGATGGCCAGTCTTTCATTGTTGGGTCGTTTGATACGGCATTTTTCCTATCTTTGTTGCTTTCATACTCGTATATTTTTACCGGGGAATTATCAATATAGAAAATAACGCCATTAATAGCTTGAGCCATTTCATACATTGGTTTCTCTTCCGGATCCACCGGAATCCCCTGGTCAGAATAGGCCTTGATATAATCGTCCAAGGCTATAATACTTTCTTCTGATTTAGACGAACATCCGGCAAGAACTAAAATTGCTAGCAGACTAAGAACAATGAACTTTTTCAAAAATGACCCTCCCCTTTTGACAAAATCGCCTATATTATACCATTGAATTACGAGGGAGGGTCATTTCTGTTTCATTTTAGAAGTTTCCTTCTTCTCTGCCTCGATCCGCACATCGATTGCGGCCATGACAAAAGCTTTCTCCTCCCGAGGCATGTCCATGAACTGTCCCGGGAGGATACGCAGTTTGTGGAGAGCGTAGTACGCATAATTCGCGTCCGAGTCGCCCTCCAAGATCAGTTTTTTGCTTCTTCGACCAACGACTCCATATCGACATCAAAGCCGCTGAGCTTCTGGATGTGCTCCGCGAGCGCCGCGATCTCCCCGGCCAGCAGCACCTTATTCAGGTACTCCTCCGGCGTTCGGCAGCCCATCTTCGCGATGCTGTCCGCGTGCTTGAAGTCAGGCACGACGGTATTGTTGATAATGACCGCCGTATTGAACTTCTGAGCGTCGAATTCCACCTTACGTCCTTTCTTGACCTCGGTAGACCGCCGACGAACGTCTTCGAACTCCCGGTTCGTCATAGCCCGGATAGTAAACTTCATCGGGTTGCCGTCTTTATCGCGGAAGCGAGCGGAAATGACGACTTCGTCCCTCACGTCGTCGATTGGATTGGCGTTCAGAAAATCCTGCAATGTACTCATAATGTCCTCCTGGTTATGCGCCCGTAATGGCGTTGAATTGGTCAATCAAGTCGTAATCCGAGAAGGTGAACGGCATTTCTTCGTCAAGCATGTCGTCGCTGGTCGCGTCGAACTTGGCAGCTATGATGCTGTCCAAGTTGCAGCCCATCAGCATGGCCGTTTGCTTGCCGGATCCGGAATTCGGTTCTTCGTTCGTGATCTGGAGGTCGAACCAGAAGTCTTGTCCAGTCTTTACAAAGTTCCTCATGAGCTGCCGGAAAACCGAAGTCACATAATAAACCGTCAACGTTCCGGAACCCTTCCAGCCCGCGGACCGAGACCCCGTGTTCGTCTTTCCCAGAACCGGGACATCGACCTTATTCTTCTCGATCGTGGCTTCGATGGATTTCGCGTAGAATAACTCCTCGACCCGACCATTGATCGTGGCGTATGCCTTCGCCTGCTTGCCGCTGATCGCGTCAGATTCGCGCATGAAAGCCATATTGTCTCACCCCTTAGCGGACCGTTACGGTCATGTAGATTTTTTCGATCGAGTCAACCGGCTGAATCCATTGATTGACGACCACCGCGTCGGAGTCGGCACCGGGAAGCACTTCGAGATCCGATTGGCTGTCGAAGTTCTGGATGGCTCCGATCCCCACGTACTGGTTCGTCAGGTTGATGATCTCGCCCTTGAACAGGTTTCGGCCATCTGCGTTGTTGCCTACCTTGCCGATGTACGACGAGGCGAACACGCGCATATAGTCGTTCTCCAGGCCGTCCACGACGCGCAGGACTCGGTTCTTGGAAAACGCCTTGCCTTTGGTTGGCGAGAACGTGTGCAGCGTGTTGATGTCTTGTTCGACGACAGCTCTACCATTGTTGGCCGTGAAAAAAAACTCACCAGCCTGCAGCGCCGATACGATCTGGCTGTTCGTGTACTTCGGCGTCACGTCTACCGCGTCGTCATAAGCGTCATAGGTTAGCGATTGGTTCGCAGCTGCCCCAGCCGTCGCTCCGGCCACCCACGCGACCGCCTGCGCTGCTGTGAGCGTTGTTCCGTCCGAAAGCACCACCCCGTTCTTGACGCTAATCACGCCCTCGTGGTCGGCCGTAGGATAGTTCTCGACGACGGCCTGGATCTTCTTGCCCTCATCATCCCGCATGCGTTTCACGAACGTAGCAACGACCGACTTCGTCGAAGCGTCGGTCACCGTCAGTCCCAGCGTGTTGAAGTCGTGGACCTCGATCGCCTCCAGGTAGTCGAGATAGTCCTGCGCGGCTGGGATCCCGTCTGCGCCGCCCGTGAGCGGAGCTCCAGCGGATGCCGTCAGCGCACCCGTCCCGGACCAGATGACCCAATTGTTATCGATTAGCTCGTCCGCAGTTGCGACCGTCTGTGCATCCTGCTCGACGCCGGCAACCAGCGTCTTTACATCGTACTTGGTGCCATCGTCGATGTTGGACTGGATGACGATGCTGAGGTCGTTACCGCGCACGCCGCCGTATTTAGCCGTCGCGGTCAGAACATCTACCGTCACGGTTGCCGCCGTGCCTCCGGCAAGGCGATAAATCAGCGCCGTCTTGGCGCGCTTCAGGGCCTCCCGGACTGGTAGCAGAGTTGGATCTGTGATGGGATACCCAAGCGTCTCGAAGGTATCTTCGCCGGCATTAACCGTGACGACTTGTTTGGCCGGTCCCCACGAGAGCGAGAGCGGCATCGTCACGACGCCCCGGTCGCCGATCGCTCCGGACGCTTTCGCTTCGCTTACCGTGTTAATGTAGACGCCAGGCCGGACTTTGTTTTGACTCGTCCATGTTCCTCCTGCCATTTATATCACCTTCCTCTTCGCGTAATCGCTGATCAACTTCTGGGCCTGATCAACCGTAAGGCTTTCGCCATCAGGCATCAGAGCCCGGAGTACGTCCTTCTGCGCCGGCGTAAACTGCTTCGACGCGAGGAACTGCGCTTTCGTATAGGTCGCCTCGGCTTGCTTCTTAGCAGTCAAAGCTTAATCTCCTCCCGTACGTTTAGGGTCTGCATAGCCGGAACATCCGGCGGCGACGCCCAAACTTGAAAATTGTAATTAACGAAGAAGTGGAGAACCTCATCGACAACTTCGAACCTCATTCCCGTCCCACGGACCGGACGGCCGGCGACATGGATTTCCTGCAGCGCGGACGTCAGCTGCTCGGCCATCGCGTACATATCATCGTTTTTTCGCTCAGGCGCGAAATAGTGAACGTCGAACGGATGGGTCCGCTGATAGCGCCGTCCTAGCTCCTGGGTGTGAGCTGGTTCAAGCAGCCGCACGAAGAAGCCCGGCGGGCTCAGTTGCTGCTTGATTTCTTCGCCGAAGATCGGCACATCCGGGAACGCTGCGTTCAGGGCGGCATTGACGGCGTATCGCACGTCATTGATGGTTACCTGCGGCATCGTATCATCCTTTCTTCGGCGGTCGCCCGTTCATGAGGTCGTTCAGAAGCTCAGCCATGCGCTTATCCAGATACCGCGGCAACTCTCGCTCAATCTCTTGCATGCTGATCGTCATCATGAAGCGGCCCTCGACCCATTGCGTGAGGTCGGCGCCCGTCCGATGGCCAAACTCGACGAACTGGGCATAATCCGTGTTGTTGTATATCTCGACAACGTAGGCGTCGCCTTGGCGCTCTACGCGGCCGACCTGCCAATTGCGGCGAAGGTCCCCGGAATCGACCGGGGTCCGCTTCTTAATCTTTCGAAGGGACCTCATCGCCATCTCGAGCAAAAAGTCACGGATAAACCGCTCGATGACGCGCTCGTCAAGAGCCTTCTGGAAGGCGCCGGCCATACGTTTTAGCTCGCCAAAATCGAAGCTTCCCCACTTGGCCATCACGCCCACTCCTTGCGCTGGATGCTGACCTCTTGGTGGGTCGAGTAGAGGAACGGCTCGCCGGCTGCATATTTCCTCGGGGCCGCGATCGGTTCCCATCCGGTCGGCGCGATTCGCCCCCGGATAACCTCCACCATGTCACCGTGCCGCAGCTCGAGCTCCGGTGCGATGAACAACTTGGTCTCATACAGAACGTCGTTCTGCGCCTCTGTCTGGCTGTTCTGAGCGAGCGCCTTCTGCGAAATCCGGCAAGGTTGATCCGAGTAGATTGCTTGCGCTTCCTGCTTTGTCTCGTGGGTCACCGGATCCTTGACGCTCATGTAGCGGTAAACGGTCGCCCGGTCCGTGTACAACCGCTCGATTGCTTGGCGATGTCCGGTCAGGTTGACCATTGATCACCACCTCAGCTTTCGATGAGCGTGAAGATCAGCCTTATAGTTCAGCACGATCGCATCGATGACAGATTTATTCGTCGCGGTTATCTCTCCGGAGCTCCCGGCAGGCGCCGTCGATGTGTCCCCGATCTTCACGCTCATGTTGTTAGGCACGTTTTCAGCGATACCAGGTACGTCGGACTGCTCGACCCGGAGCGCATCCATGACCATCGATGCCCAAACATCGCTAAGATCGTCAGGGATATCGATGATGTTGCAATAATGCCGAATACGCCGGCCGATCTCCCGTACGTAGGAGTCTATCAGCGTATCCAAGTCGTTATTTGCGATGCGGAACCGAGCCTTTACCGTCTCCCGCACTTCGACCGCATCGGCGATATCAAGCGTCGCCATTGCCTTTGCCGCTCTCTTGGCCAGGCTCCATGTCGCCGCCCCCGCCGCCTGTGGCGGCTGCCTCAGCCTCTGCGATCTCCTCGCGGAGCCGTTTCGCTCCCTTACGCTCTACGTTGGCGACGCCGAGCTCCCGCGCCCGTTCCCGCAGTTGTTCGAGTTCTGTATCAACTTCATCCTCGTCTTCCGGCTCCGAGGATCCGGAGTAACCCGCGGCCTGAAGCTTCTGAATCACCGATGCTTCAGTGGAACGGAATTCGCCGTCCACAAACTTTGCAAGCTGCTTGCCTGCTTCTTTATCCCAGACGATAAGCGACTTTTTGTCGGATTTGAAAATCATATAATCACGCTCCTGCCGATGCCGCAGCTAACTCATCGATGGCGCCTTGCACCGTCGTAGCAGTCAGCCCGCTAGTCGTATTGTTGTACGTCGTTACACCGTCCACAATCTGGATCAGCAGCCGACGGAGCTCCGGAGCGATTCCGATCGCTTGCTCGATTTGCTGCTTCAGTTCTTCCATGTCTGCGCCTCCTCTGAAAGAGAAAAGAGAGGGTCAGCCCCTCTCTTACTCTCCATCATCCAAGTTGGTGATGCTGCCATGCATGAAGCCCGGACCGTGATCGAGACCGATTTGTCCGTAGATTTGACCTTCGTCCGCAGCTCCCTTCTTGCCCAGTTCTTCGAAGAAGAAATTGCCCTTCTCCGGTACTGGCTGGAACACCGGAGCAACGACGGACATTTCAGCTACAAGCAGCGACGTCGTCGGGTTGAAGCGGTTCAGCATGATACCGATGTTCCCGAAGTCGGTCTCGATCTGCTTGATATTCACACCGCCGATATTGCGATCGGTTGGCGCATAACCGTAGATATCCGACACAATCTGCTTGTTGAAGGCGTTCAGCCAGAGGACAACATTCGAGAAAATCGCTCCGTTGGCGTACATTTCGCGGAACAACTGCTGGAGCAGCGGCTTCGAGAGCCGAACGCCAGCCGCGTCGATCGTGGTTCCCGCCGCTTGGTACATGCCGCGGGTCTTGTTAGGCACGTTTGCGGCCGTGGCGATTTGGTAGGTGCCGTTAAGGAACGTCCATTCGACATCGCGGCCGATCTTTCCGAGCTGCCTAGCGATTTGGAAGTCCTTCTCGCTCGGTGCGTTGTTCTGCGCGCCCGCGGTGTTAATGCCGCTAAGTCGCCCTCCGTTGGACTGCTTCGCATACGTCAGCGAAACAGATTCTTGGAAGATCTGCGTAACGTTCTTGGATTGGTCACGCACATAGTTGATGGCAGTCGGCGCAGTCACCGATGCCGACTCCGAGATAGCCGGCTGAGTGGCTTCCGGATATTCGTAGAGCGAACTTGTCGCGAATTCGAAGTTCTGCGTCTGGAGGCCGCCGCCAGTAAGCCCGCCGATCATCTGCAGGAATGGCGTATTCTCCGCGTCGGCCGTGAAGAGCTCTCCGGAATAGTTCGGAAGGTTCCAGACAGTACCTTGTCCGCTAACGTTTGTAGGCATTTAAAATCATCCTTTCTCCGACACCTGCAAGGCGTGGATCTGATTTTTGATCGAAATCTGCAGCGGCATGTTCTTGCTCTCTACCGCTTTCGTATAAGCGTCTTGAAGCGCGGTTAGCTCCGGCGACGTACTAAAATCCGGGTCGCTTCCGCTCGGCGGCTTGGCGCCCTTAAACTGCGGCTTTTGTTGTTCCTTGAATAAGAACGGCTTGCCAGTCCGGAGCCCCTTCAACTGGTCATCGAGACCTGTCTTTACGTTGCCGGCTTCGTCCAGCTCGATCTTGGTCTTGTCCAAGAGGCCGACGACCAGATCAGGATCATGGGTATCTGCGGCAAGCGCTAACTTTAGGGCCGTCGACATCCGCAGGTCCTTGATCTCGTTCTCATAGTTCTGCTTGGCCGTCTTGTTCTCGCCCTGCAACGTCTCGATTTGCTTCTTCAGCTCCTCGTTATCGCCGACCGATTTTTTCAGGTCTTCGAGCTGCTTGTCGCGATCCTTCAACTCGTCCTCAGCCTTCTTTTTGGCCGTATTGACTTCATCGAATCGATGCTTCGGGATCCAGTCCTTATAGTTCGTCTCCACCCCCTCGGTGATTGCCTTGATCTGGTCCCCGCTCAGCCCTTGAGCTTCTAGCAGTTTCTTTAGCCATTCCATCTTGATCATCCTCACTTTTTAGCCCGGTTGTGTCCGGTAATTTAAATGGGCCCCGGCAGTCTCAGCCAAGGCCCATTAGGCGGTGATTTCTTCGTATGTTCCTTCAAAGTCAGCGGCCTTTACCGCGGCGAGTTTACCGTCCTTGTCTTTCACGATGTAATCGCCAACGGCCGCAACCAAGACGTCCAACGAGCCGCGAATAACTCGAAGTTTGACGCCGTCACCCGTATAGTCGACGGAGATCGGCAACCCAACGAATTCAATGATTTCCTGAATATGTGATGTTTCGGTGCTCTCAAATTTGATGGCATCGAAATAATAGCTGCGCCGATACTGTTTAATCACACCTTCGCCTCCCCCTATTTTTTTTTTTTGAGCAAACAAAAAGCACCCTCCAAATTGAGAGTGCTCACTTATTTGCTTGGCTTATCTTTGTTCTGATCCTTATTGGCTGGCGGCTTCGTAATGACGATTTCGCCTGGCTTGCTCACGAACCGGTCGAGCCGGTCATTATCGATCGGCATACCCCAGCACCTCCACGATAAGATTTATCTTGCCGTTTTCTTCTTCGGCACTTTCGATCCGGTAAAGCATCCCCTTATCCAGCAGGAACTCGTACTCGCTATCCTTAAAACTGCTCAGCGGATTAATCATGGCGCCCTTCGTTCCAGCGGGGACGTGGATCTCCATCTGAATCATGCCGCTGAATTGCCGATCGGAGAGCAACGTCGTGGACCAGAAGGCTGCATCCGTGAATTCGACTCCCGGGAGATCCGCCGCCGGCGCGCCGAATATATTCTGCGAGAGCCCTCGATACGCGGTGATGTTCTCGGTTAAATTGAACTTTCGAATGCCCGAGCTGATCAGCTCAGCGATACGATCGAGCTGTTCATCGCCCTCAGCTTGACGTAGGTTCTGGTTAATCTCCCTATAGGAGCTGCCCGTGTATCGCCGGATCGCCTGCTCTTCTTCCTCCGTCAAGCTTTCGAGCCATTTCGGAGTAACCTTCGCTTCCCAATCCTTCACTTCCTTGGCGTTGCCGAATGATCGGTATTCGATTTGATCAATTATACCACTTTTTGGCGAATCTGTGGAAGAAACGTATTTTTCGTACCAGTCCTCGTATGTCATATTCCCCGGTACGGTATACGTCATGCCGTCTTCGCCACGCGCTATCCGCTCGCCCGGGTCGATCTCGTCCTCGAAGAACGGAACCGTCGTCGTCCGGCAGCGGGCATGGAGCGGCGGGTAATTGACGCCGACTTCCATCTCGGAGAGCTTGAACACCTTGCCATCCATCGCCCGGCAGGTCTCGCTCGTTTTGTTGTCTAACGTTGCGAGAAGTTCGTAATCATCAACGACATTGCTAGCCTTGTATCCGGCCATGGTAGCCTGTCCCGCGAAAAAGGCGCTTTCCGTCTGGACGAGGCGCTCAGCGTTCGAATAGGAGACATCCATGCGAGCCGAGACATCCTGAATCGTCTTCTCCGCGCTCTCTCCCCGGATGAAGGCTTGAGCAAGCTTTGTCCGCAGCTCCGTGACCAGCTTGTCCCGGTAGCCCCAAATTCGCTTGCTCCAGTTACTGCCGGCAAACTCTGTACCGAGAACCGTCTGTAGCCCTTCCTGGTCGATCTTGGCGAACGTTGCCCCGATACCGATCCCCTTCTGCAACTCGAAAATTGTCCGGTAATAGGTATCGGTGTAGACATCTCCCAGGAGCTCGCCTGTGCCTGCCTGGCGCTTTCCGGCGAGTAGCTCGACAGATTGTCGCACCTCCGTCATGAGCGCTTCATAGCGGCTCACGCGGACGCGGTAATAAGCCTCGTTGAGCTGCTTGGTCCATCGGCCGTCTGCATTGTCCTTAGCCTTCTCGATGAACTCTTCCAGCGTCAGCTTAAACTGCCCGAGCTCACGGCCAGAGAGTTGTCGGCGCGCCTCGGCGAAGCTGACCTCGCCGTTCTCTGCATACCTCTGGTAGAATACCTCGATCGCTCGCTGGATCTCCTCGGCCGCCCTCGCATACTCCCGTTGCATCGTCGCATCGTAGGCGTCAGCTTTGGCAAACTGCCGGGCTGCTACCTCTTCGCTACGCCTTTGCCAGTAATCAGCCGGCTTCATACTGCTTCACCTGCTGGATTGGGTTCTTCGGTGCCTGTCCGACGGGCTCCGAGCGTGCCATAGTCGTCCATAGCCGTCTCGCGCTCTTCTTTGATTCGATCGAGCTCGTCCTGGGCATCGGTTACCCAAGGATGATTGGCGACGATCGTCTCGTCGGAGATCACACCGACGCTTGACTTCGCGTTGTTGATTGCCTCAGTCTCGTTGATCAAGATGTCGCGGTTAAAGATAAACGTGACCTTCTCGCCCTCGAAATCTCCAGCTCCGCTATTTGCCAGATGGGCATTGATAAACCAGAGCAGCTGCCGCAGCGCAAACTGGAATTCGGTCTCGATCATATTGCAATCCATGTCGAGATCCGCATACAGGAATTTGAGCGCGATACCCGATGGATCCCCGCCGAACCGGTCGGACTGGGTATCAACCCCGCGGCCAAACTCGTAAATATCCTTTCGGCTCTGCTCTTGATGCTGCTTATGCGCTTCCGGGTTCAAATCGGCAGAGAGAGAATCAAGGCCGCCATCGTCAGACACCTTGACCGCCCTGTAGGCCAGCAGGTTTTTCCGGAATTCCCCGAGGTTGGTCCCGTCGTAATTCTTCAGAATCAGGATGTCGTCCGGCGTGTCCTCTAGCTTGTTCGAGTTATCGGACTTCTGACGGTCATAGTCGTCGATCAGCGTCTTGATCTGCTCGAGCAACCCCTGCTCCTCGGCGTTGTACTTGAAGCAGATGAACGGAACCTTTGTCCAGTTGTACGGCAGCTCCGCTCCATCTGGATTTACGATGACGAAGTGCGGGCTGTATGCGCCGCATTCGATATCCGGGATCGCCTGCTTATCCTCGTACACGTAGCGGTAAACGCCGCTGCTGTCCCAGTATTCGACCTTGGTCACTTTCTTGCGGGCATCGGCTTCATACGTAATGATCGAGTAGACGCGGATCATGGCGTCCAGCTCCGTATGATCGTTGTCTCGCCATAGCGGAATCAGCTCTTGAGACGGAAACCGCTTCAGGCGAAACGCTCCGTCCTCATCGTAGTACGGATGCAGCCAGGCTCGCCCCTTCTGGATGCATTCTTTTCCGAGATTCTGCAGTTGACGTTGAAAGTCGTCGTTCACATAGTCCTCGGTCAGAATGTCCAAATACGCCTTGTTTTCAGCCTGAACCGAGATCAACTTCGATAGCAGATATCCAACCTTCTGATCTGTCAGCTTCTTCATAAAGCCATTGACCAACTTGTTGTTCGCCACGTTCTTGACCTCGACAGGCTCCCCATCTGGGCCGATCGCGTACTTCTTACGGTACAAGATGTCAGGCTTGTTGCGGTAGTAGCGCTCGCCGGTCATCATCCAAGAGAGCTCTTCCGAGCCTAGCCAGTCCTTGACGGCGTTGTAGACGATCCGGTCCTGGCCCATCGGGGCGTTCGCCGCCAAGTTGGCCAGTATGGCATCGGTCTGAGTGGGTCCGAATAACATGGGTCTCCTCCTTTCCTAGTTGAATGAGATTCCTGGTCGCTTCATCTCATCCTCGAGCGCGTAACGAACCGCGTCGATCGAGTGGTTATCACGGTCCGGATACCCCTCTTTCCAGCCTCCATTGCCATCCGGATCGAGCTCGTATCCATCGAACTCCCGAGCCGTATTCGGGCAGCGGACCGGGTCGATGATGATCTCGTCCAGATCCTCGAGGAACTTCATCCCGTGGTCGACGCTGTCCGGGCCTTTCTTAGCGCCCTTGATGTTCACGCCGAGATTCCGCAATTCTGCAATCGTCCGCGGCTCCGCGCTATCGGCCGTGACTTGTCGATTGGACTTGTTCTCGGCGTTGATGCCATCGGCCAGCTTCCGGTTAGACATCCCTGCCTTGTGCAGCTCGTGAAAAATAAAAAGACGCCTACGAGTGGCGTCGAAGTGCATGACTCCGTAATGTGATGGATGCGAAGCGAACCCGAAGTCGAGCCCGCGTTTGATGCGGTCGAACGACGCGATCTCCTCGTCGCTGATCCGGCGCAACGTAAGGTTACGGAACACCTCACCGCCGGTCCCCGTGTCCTCGCCGAGGTACTCGTGCCGATACGCCAACTCGTTACGCTCTCGTAGGCTCTCGGCTTCGAGGAAGAACTGCTCGCCGAGCCAATGTCGCGGGACGCTGCGATAATCGCTGTGATGGGCCAGCCAGTCCTTCGGCGGATTCTTCCGGTACTCGTGAACCCAGCGTTTCCGGCTCTTCGGCGGGTTGTAGGAGTAGAACACCCGGTAGTCGTGCCCGCCGCGGAGTAACGTCTGGTTGATCGATCGAATATCCTCAACCCCGAACTCATCCGCTTCCTCGTACCAAACGTATTTGAAAAAGCCCTTGCGAAGCCGCAAGGACTTGATCTTGATCGGGTTGTCTGCGCCTCGGAATATAATCCGCTGCCCGGTCGGCTTGTAGACGATTTGCATCGGCGAGACTCGTGCGTCGAAGAGATGGGGAACGCCGAGCTTGTCGATCGCCCAAACGTACGACTCGTACACGGACTCGCGAAGCGTGTCCTTGACTTTGCGAAGCGCAATCGCATTCGCATCCGGGTCGGCGATCATCCCGAGAACGATCTCTGTCGGAGTGAACGATGACTTTGTCGAGCCGCGTCCGCCGCTCAGCAAGAAATGCGTAGCCGCGCCGTTCTTCACAGCGTGATGGACTTCGTAAAAGCTCGGCGCGATGAGTTCTGTAAGCTTCACCTGCATTTCAAATCAACCACCTCCGGGCGGACATCTGTATCAAATTCCCGATTTTGTGCATATGTCTAATCGTCCGATTCTCGTATTCAGCCATTTTCGGCCGTCTGTGGCGATTAGCACCCGGTACTTCGAGTCGTTCCCGATGCAGAAATAGTACAGAAAGTGCAAAAGTGCGTATCTCGCGTTTACTCCGCCTTACTCCGTTTTAGGCGGCGACTTGTTTGGCACGTCGTCGACGATCTGAACGGCCCCCTGTACGTCGACCTGCTGCTTGTCGATCCACATGCCGAACCGCTTGCCAAGCAGCTCGAGCGCCTTGATCTTGTCAGCGAAGCGGACTTCACGCTCGACACCTTCGCCTTCCTCGAATGGGATCGTCTTCACCTTAACCGAGGCAATTGCGGCGGTGTCATCTTCTGAAGCATCTTCCATAATTGTCGCATTGCCCATGCTCACCAATTTGGTCGGATCCAAGAAGGCGATGCGGGCGAGCTCTCGGATGATCCGTTCCTGGTTGACTCCCGTTCGCCTTGAGTGCTCGGCCATTCGCTCGTCTATGTACGCGCGAACCTTCGCATTGCTCAACAATCTACTTCCTTGCTGTTCGGCTGAATTTGAACTGTATCCAGCTCGAATAGCTGCCTGAGTGGCATTAAGATCAACTAGGTACTCGTCAGCGAACCTTTGCTGTTTCTCCGTCAAGCTCATTCGCATAGCCTCCTTTCGGTCAAAATAAAAAGCACCCGAAGGTGCTTAGAATCCTACCTCAATTGATCTAATTTCCGAAACCTTTTTCGCCTCTTTAGTCGCGTTGTTCACTACAACCATTGAGGAGTTTTTTTGTTGATCGTTAAGAACAAATGCAATTTGCTCTGCTGACAGCGCTACGTTAGTTTGCTCATAGCTCCATGATGTTCCGTCATTAAAATGATAAGTAAGCTTGTACAGTTTTGACACGGTCTCACCTCCCGAACCTATCATACATCATCTTCCATAATTCGCCAATGTGTGATAAAGATAGAGAGAGGTGATCGCTTTGTTCAAGCCAGGCTTCCTGCTAGACACTCCCGAAAAACTCCGTGCCGCCATGTTCAACGGCTCGAACGTCACAATATGGGAGAACGGTAAGATTGCGGACTATGGCGGTCCGATCGAAGCCATTAAAGACGAATTCGTTCGGATCGGCGGGATTTACTACAACAGCCAGCAGCACGAGTTCCGGATCCGTTAACGCGGCCGCCTCGGGATCTGCTTGACCATCCGGCCATTCTTCCATACCTGAATAGAAAGCCCCTTGATCTTCCCCCTTATCGAAAAGAGAAGTTGAATTGCTTCCTCTCGCGGCATCGGCGAGCCTACGCGCTTGCCGTTGTATGCAAGATAGTAAACTCTCAAAAATAAACGCCCTTGGAAAGATATTACATCAATCAGGATTTTACATAAATCTACATTTTGTATGGAGCCACGCCGCACCGCCCATTCGCGGCAGGAGGAAGGAATACGGCTCTGTTCCCGTAACCTTGCGGCGTGACTGGAAAATGAGGGATTGTCAGGGTAGAGGGAAAACCCGCAGCTGAAGCCGCGGGCTCGAATCGCCTCTTCAGGATCTTGTAATCCGGCCGTTGCCGTGTGCCTGTGGACGATTGTGTTTCCCTACCTATAATGCCGTTTCGTACGGGATATCGTACGGGATAAAACCTCAGAGCCCTTGTGCTACCTTGGATTTGGCGTTATCGACGTAATACTGAACCGACCGTTTTTTCAGCTTCAATTCCTCAGCGATGTCGGCTAAGCTCATCCCATGCGCCGTATGAAGCAGAAAGCATTGCCTCTCCCGCGCCGACAGCTTCATCAGGATCCGGACAAGCCGGACCTTCTGCTCCTCGGTAACCTGCAGCTCCTGACGCTCGACTTGCTGCTTCGGCAAGAGGTCCATATCCATCAGGATCGCCCGGCTGTACGCGTCATGGATATCGATGCCGCGGCGCCGGTTCGGCTGCCTGCCTGTCCGCAGCCACTCGATGCCATAATGCAGGTCGGCAAGCATGTCGTCGACTACCTTCAGGTCCGGATGGGGCTCCCCCTCTGCATCTGGGTTCAGCCGCTCCCGGTATTGCCGAAGGCGTCGCTCGCTTTCCGCGTATTCTTTTCTCAACTCCTTGATCCAGGTCACGTCCTCACCTCGCCTCGCCCCTTCATATTCGCTTCCATCACGCTAACCCAAGTTGAATGATCATCAGGTTCAGCGTCACCTTGTCCAAATTCAGGCGTCGGGCGAGCTCCCTGCGAGGGATAATCCCATAATGCCCCCGGATGTAATCCTCGTACCCGTCAGGGATTACCAGTGTAATCCCCTTCTTCGGTTCGATAGGCACTTCGTTATCCCCGGCAATGTCGTAGGTATCAAGAAGAACCTTGCAGGCCCCTTTCCCCGTCTCCGATCGCTGGATTACAGATCGTTCAACGAGTCTTGTCACAATGCCCCCGACCTCGTAGATGCTGATTCCGAGCTTTTGGGCGATTTCCTTGCGCGTCATGTTGACCCGGAGCATCTCCACGATGTAGGATTCCTTCTTCGTCAACATCATGACACCGTCACCCCCGCCAGCTTCTCAGCTCGGAAGAAGTTGCCGAACCGATCTCTCTTCGGAATGCCGTTCTCGTCGACTTCTCTAGTCGCCGGATTAACCTCCATGACCGTGTAGCACTCGTGGCATTCGGTCGTCTTGTCGTGCAGCCCGATGTATTGGTTTCCGGAATGATTGCAATTGGGATTCGGGCACCAGTAACGCGTCCGGTAATGCGGGATGCCATTCTTAAACTTGATCCCGGTCTCGTACCACTCCGGCCGAGGCGTGTTCTTTTCGTCGGGCTTTGGCCTCTCCCGCTGTATGACGAGCGTGCCTTCCCCGTTCATTTCCCGGCAGTAGCCGAAGAACGCCGACACCGCGAATTCTTGCACGGCTTCCGTCGGGTCGATCAGGTGCAGCTTGTCCTTTCCGTCCGAATGCTTGATCTCTATGCTGAGCTTCATGTCGCTCACCCTGCCTTCCGCTTGTCGTATACTTCCTCCAGCCATTCGACCATCATCATCATCTGCAGGATCGCCAGCCGGTGCTCGCCATACTTCCGGCACAATGCCCCCGCGGAGTCCGCGACCCATTGCCAGAAGGCTGCGCTCTCCATCCCGTGCTGCATGGCCGCCTGGTTGGCCGCCTGAATCCACCTCTCCACGTCCGCGAAGAACGCTTTATAGTCCATCGCCTACAGCTCCTCGATCCTGACGTAAATGCCCGGCTTCGCCGCCCAGAATTTCTCGATGATCTCGGAGGCGACGATCGCGTCGTCTTTCCAGAAACCCAGGTCGGTCATGATATCGAAAGGCAGCTTGTTCAGGTTGTGCGTGTCCGGCTTTGTCGTCTTCCACTCGCCGTCATAATGTTTGCTGCCTTCCTTGATCGGGAATAACCACTTCACGACGACCCGGAGCGCGCCGGTATACTTCTTCGCCGGTACATGCTGCCCAAGGTGCGCCGTCAGCTTCGCCCGAGCCGCCTTCAGATCGTCGGGCTCATAGAAGACCGGCTTCCCGTTCACGATGGCTACCTGCTTCTCCTGGTGCGTGGCGGTCGGCGGCTTCATCGGCATGAAGAATTCAGTTGCCATCGCCTTGTTCCTCGAGCATCTCTTCCCATTCATCGAGTGTCCCGCGGAGGTAGCTGGCAGCCTGGTCATCGGCAAATAACGCCCCTCTGTCCAAAACGAATTTGACAATGAACTTGCCGTCCATTTTGACGCCGAATTGAAGTTTTCCAGCTTTATCAAAACAACGCATGAAGTAATTTCCGAACTCTACCGTTTCAGGCGTTTCAATCTCCCAATATTTTTTCGTCATGGAATTCGACCTCTTTCCTCTTCACTCTCGCGCCAACGTAAGACAAACGTGAGTGTAGGGGGGATAGCCGACCGATAAGGGGAGGCGGCAAATCCCCTTCTCACTCACTTACGTTTACACTAGTAGATTAGTCATAGTTTTATTTATTACATCGCGCGTATATATAAGGGGCTTTCGGCAATCGGCAATGACCATGAATTTATGATGCTTGCCGTTCGGCAATGACCATAAAAATGATGATTGTTGCCGTACGGCATAATGTACGTCGACCATGGTCGTTGCCGCTCGGCAGTACTTCGGCAATCGGCATCAATCATGGTCGTTGCCGTTGTATTCGTCCGACTTGACGATGACATTCCCGTTGTTCCGATCGATCTTGAATCCGTATTTCGTGACCCAGCTCCGAACCGTCCGCTCGGGAATCTCCTTGCCTGTCGACGAAAACCACTCCTGCAGGTCCTTCACCGTCGGAGGCTCGCCCATGTTGCAGTTCGCCACCGCGTCAGTGAATTCGTCTTCCTTGCTTCGCCGCTCTTCCTTCGCCTTCTCTTTCCGCTTGCCTGTCGCTTTCTTCCACGGCGGCGCCGCCTCCCCTTCCGGATCGATATCCTTCAAGCTGCCTACGGTGTCGACCTTATGGACCGGATAGGCGAACCACATATTAACCGGCTCGAACTTGGCATATTCCCGAAGCGTCCCCTCTACACGCCACGCTGAGCGCCCGCGGACGGCCTCGAGCACCTGCTTAATCTCTTCCTTGGCTGCGGTCTGCTCCGTGTTGTAGATGGCGCGCTTGGCGTGCTCCTCCATCTGATGAGCGCTGAGCAGGTCGTCCTGGGAGACCGACTCTTCGAGGTATTTGGGATTGTACTGCCGGAAGAACCGCTCGTAGACCGCGCAGATCGCCTTGTTCTCTTCTTGCTTCAGCAGCGCTTCCGTCACGTCCAACTCGACGAGGTCGATCAGCGCGTCCGGATCCCGGGCGAATACGCCGGAGCCCGACGCCCGGTCCATGGACTTCTTCCCACCCTGGGCGCCCTTGGAGTGATGGTGGCAGTAGATGACGCTCGCGCCTAGCTCCGTCGCGATCTTGTCAAACTGGTTTGTGAAGTGGGCCATCTGGTCGGCGCTGTTCTCGTCGCCCGTCAGGACCTTATAGATCGGGTCGATGATGACGGCGATATAGCCCTTCTTGGCCGCGCGCCGGATCAGCTTCGGCGCCAGCTTGTCCATCGGTACCGATTTGCCCCGAAGGTTCCATATGTCGACGTTGGCGATGTTCCGCGGAGGCATTCCCAGCGCCTGATACACTTCCTTGAAGCGATGCAAGCAGCTGGCCCGGTCCAGCTCAAGATTGACGTACAGGACTTTTCCCTGTGCGCAAACCCATGACAACCACTTGATGCCCTCGGCAATGGCGATGGAGAGCTCAATCAGCGCGAACGACTTACCGGCCTTCGATGGACCTGCGATAAGCATCTTGTGCCCTTGCCTCAATACGCCATGGATCAGCGGCGGCGCCAGAGTCGGCATATTGTCCCAGTAGTCCTTGAGGCTCTCCGGATCCGGAAGGTCATCGTTGACGCCTTCGATCCATTCATGCCACTCGGCCCAGCTCGCCTTGCCGATATTCGTGTCCACGATGAACTGCTTCTTACCTTTTCGCTCGACGCCCGGCATGCGCGACAGCCGCGACGGGTTCCGGTTCTGCGTGTCGACGTTGATCCCGTTCTTCTTGCACACGTTGTACAGGTAGTCGACGCGCTTGCGGTATTCGTCATAGTTGGCCGCCTCGACGCGGACGATGGCATGCAGGCTCTTGCCCCCGCTGTAGACCATGACGGCGATCGGCAGCTCGAGCTCGCGCATGATCGCGTTCTGCTTCTCGATGTCCATCTCGTCGGACTCAACGAGCGCGTAGCGGAATTCCGTCACGTTCTCGTTCTTCACGCCGTGGCCGTCCAGCGGGTTGAAGCGGATCCAGGCGCCGGCCTCCGGATTGTAGTCGCCAAGCACAGAACCGAGATCCCCATCGCATTGGTTAAGCCGCTGAATGAGCTCGCCGGCGGTCCGGTCCCATGCCCCTTTGGTCGGCAGGTACTTGCCTTCTTCGTTTTGCCACGTCTCCGTGACGTATCCGACATTCTCCGTCGACTCGAACAACGCACTCAGGTACGTGGTGAGCTGCTGAACCGGGTTCCATACGGCGGGCTCGTGGATCTCCTTGCCTTCGATCCAGCGCTTATCGACGACGACGTAATCCCCGGCGATCTCATCGTCCCAGCCGAGCTCGTGGTGATCCCTATCGTCCCGGCCGCCCCGCGGTGTCCAGCCGTTGTCCTTGGCGAGTTGCGTGATCGTGGCCCCCGTGACCGGCGCCGCCGATCCCTCAAACGAGGTCCACTTCTTAAAGCATTCGCCCGGATGGTAGCGCCCGGCGTCACGGCGGCTCCACGCGTCCCAGTCGCTGGCCGTATAGCCCTCGTATTTCAGAGCCATGCCGACATTGACCCATTCCTGATAAGAGAGATAGGCCGGGTCGACGTATTCTAGCAATGCGATGAGGTCGATTTTATGCTCCATTATCTTGTCCTTCCATATTTTTGTTGAAATAAGTAATTGAAATAGATATAATTAATATCCTTATTGTGTGATTAGGCTAGTGGCGGCACTAGGGTTCGACTCCCTGGGCATCTGGGTTCCTACACTCTTCGCTGTTCTTATACTTGTACAGTTTGTCATCGACAAATTCACTACTCGTACTAATGACAATAAAGGGGGAATGCCCATGAAAAATAACAGTGAAAATAAGATGTTATTAGGATTTGCTGTATTAAAAACAGCGTGGGCTGTAGGAACTAGTATTGTTGCATCGGCTGAGCCGCCACTTCCCTAATCACACAATCCCTCACCTCCTTATTCATTTTCACATTCATTCATAAATCATTAATCAATCACCGCGGTATTCTCTCGGATTGACTCCATCCGGAAGCTTCCACCCGTTTGCGGCGATTCGGTCGATCATGTTCTTGGCTGTCTCAAACTGCCACGTCCCGACGTGCTCGAACCCTCGGCCCTCAAGGAAGCGGATCTGCTTCGGCGTCGTGAGCCCCTCGGCGCGTCGCTTATCCAGGCGTTCGAGCAACTTCGTCGCCTTGCCGGCATTGTCGACCGCTTCGGGGAGGATCCCTAGCTTCTCGAGCGTCTTCAACTGCTTGTCACTTGGCGGTGCCATCTCCCAGCCGAACGCCGGGACATAGCTGGACAAGTCCTCCGCCTGGATGCTCATCTCGAATTGCAACGGATCGACGAGTGCGCGCTTCCGCCGCTTCATTTCCTCGAGTTGCTTCGCGAGCGCCTCTTCACGTTGCGCGATGACGTCCTCGGCCGCCTGCTTCTCAACCTGTTCGAGATCCAGCGGGATGCCGGCCTCCTCGATCTGCTTAGTCATCGCCTGCGCGATCTCCTCGTTTTCCGCAATCAGGTGTGCAGGGTGGCAGAGTTCATGCCGTTCAGTGTGCCAGAGGAAATCTAGCAGGAGAAGTTCCGTTTTGCCGGGATGGAGCCGGGTACCACGCCCGACCATCTGGCTGTAGAGGCTGCGAACCTTCGTCGGCCGCAACACGACGACGCAGTCGACGCTCGGGCAATCCCAGCCTTCCGTCAGCAGCATGCTATTACACAGCACGTTGTACTTGCCGTTATCGAAATCTTCTAATATCTCGGAACGATCCTGGGAGTCGCCGTTAACCTCTGCGGCGCGGAATCCGATCTCGTTCAGGATCCGGGTAAACTTCTGGCTCGTCTTGACCAACGGGAGGAAGACGACGATCTTCCGATCCTTCGCGACTTTCCACATCTCCGCGGCGATCGAGTCGAGGTACGGATCAAGTGCCGTCCCCAAGTCCTGCGACTTGAAGTCGCCGGCCTGCTGCCCGACTGCGGATAGGTTGATCGAGAGGGGAATCGTCATCGCCTTGATCGGGCTGAGGTATCCTTCCTTGATCGCTTTTGGCAGCGTGTACTCGAAGGCAAGCGATTCGAAGTAGCTGCCCAGATTCCGCATGTCGCCGCGGTCCGGCGTCGCCGTGACGCCCAGAACATTGGCCCCTTCGAAATACTGCAGCACTCGCTGATAGCTGTCCGATAAGCAATGATGGGCTTCGTCGATGATGATCGTGTCGAAATGGTCCCGGCTAAATTGTTCAAGGCGCTTATCTCGCATCATGGTCTGCACGCTGCCGACCACGACCCGGAACCAGCTCCCGATCGACGTCTGCTCCGCCTTCTCCGTCGCGCAGCCGAGGCCGGTCGACTTCGCCAGTTTATCCGCGGCTTGGTCCAGCAGCTCCCCGCGGTGAGCGAGAATGAGCACGCGCTCTCCCATTCTCACTCGATCCTCCGTCACCCGGGAAAAGACGATCGTCTTGCCGCAGCCCGTCGGGAGGACAAGCAGCGTCCGTCGGACGCCGCCCTCCCATTGCGCTTGAATGGATTCCCGCGCTTGTTGTTGATAGGGTCTGAGATTCATAGGCCCTCCTTAGAACTGGCCGGCATTCCATCCGCCGCCTTGCTGTCCAGCGTTCCAATTCCCATTTTGCTGCCCAGCGTTCCAGTTTCCGCCTTGTTGTCCGACGTTCCAGTTCCCACCTTGTTGAGCTGGTGGAAACGGTGGTTGCTGCTGAGCTCCCGGGTGAACCTCTTCGGCTGCGATGAAGGTCTTGACCTCATTGCCTTGACGTTCCTGGCCTTCCTTGTCCTTGTACGTCCTAATCCCCAGCTTCAGGCGACCGCGTGCGCCGGTGACTGCGTTCCAGTTCATGCGAAGCGGCTCACCTTTCCGCTTTTGACCAATGCCGGCGAAGAAGTTGGACAGGAAGCCCTCCGTCTTCGTATGGAGCAGAAGGGTATGACTGATGGTGACGTCCCCATGTTCCGGGGAGTGGACGGCCAATTCCAGTTTGGCCTGATTGCAAGCCGGCATCTTCTCGCTTCCGGCGAAGCGGCCACGTTCGAATTTCTTAACCGTGAAGTTGTATTCGCCTGACGGAAGGACGACGAAATCGCCACCGCCGTCCTTTTGGATTGTGTCGTCCCAGCCTAATTCGCGTTCTTGTTGGTTACTCATGTATGAGCCCTCCTTTAGTTAGTAGAAAATGGAATGCTATTTCTCGCTTCTTGAATCATGCCGAAGACTTGCTGCCACCCGCCGACAAGTACCCCATGAATGAAGCCGGGATCGTAATTCGCGATCGGCGTATCAGATGGATAGTATCCCTTCTTTCCAACGACACCCTGAATCTCGAATTCTTGGACGCCGTGCTGAATCATCAGATCACGCAACGCCTGCGGGATGTGCGGATTCAATCCAGCCCCCGTCTCTGGCGACGTTGTCGTCGTCGGTGGAGCTTGCTCCGCACGGGTCTCTACAGGCGGTGGCGGAACTGGTGGTGATGCTGGCGGCGCAGTTTTCGCTGCAGGCGGCGGGGAAGTTGGAGCGCTCGCGGTATTTCCAGCGAAGATATGGGCGATATATGAATAGTCCAGAGGAAACTCGTCCGGGAGCCCGTGACGGTTTTTCGCGTCCCATGCCGGATGATGCGTCGCGAATACCGTTCGCTGGCCGCCCTGTCCCTTATGCTTTGTTCCCTTCTGATCGGCCGCCACGCTGAACGTTTTGTAGTTGATGAAAAGGACCATGTCAGCCCATTCTTTGACGAGTGGCGCGGTCTGGCTGCTGGTCTTCTTCCCGAGTTTGAGCTGGTATCGGTCATAAGCCCCCATCTCATCCGGCTGCTCGAATTTGATGATCTGTGCATGCGCCACGAGGATGACGTGAATGCCGGCTTCGACGACGTCGCTCAAGAAGTTTAGGAAGCGACCGAACTCCTCTTTCGTGTAAACGTAGCCGTTGCCATAGCCGAAGTCCTCGATTCCGTTCTTGCCGTGCTTCGCGCAGACGCTATCCATGCAAAGCATTTCCGCCCAGTCGATCGTGTCGATGACGAGCGACCTGTACCGGCTGCTTCCCTGTGCCTTAACCCATTCAACTTGTTGTCGCATCAATTCCCAACTGGACGGCTTCGCGAGCCGCTCAACGTCCATTTCCGTCGTCGAGCCTTCCGTATCGATGAAGATTGGCCGCGGGAACCGGGCAGCAAGCGAAGACTTCCCGACTCCTTCTGGGCCGTAGATGACGACCTTCTTCGCTTTCTGAACCTTGCCGCTGATGACTTGCATCAGAATTCACCTGCTTTCCATGTTGTCGAGCCGCCCCACGTTGGGCCTGGGTCGATTTCGCCCGGCGGCTGCTGAATCTGAATGCCTTCCTGGCCGGCAACGTAGCCGTCCTCGATGATGATCGAACACTCCTCGCCGGTGCTGACGCGCGTCGCGATCGCCTGCAGCCCTTCTTGTTCCAGCCACTCCCCGAACTCCTTCAGCGTATCGAGGTCCATCTGCTCGAGCTTGTCCAACAAGATAAACCCGCAATTCGGCTTGAGCCTCCGGACGATGGCCGTGGAGACCTTGAGCTGCTCGGCGCCGCTCATGTTGTCCCAACGCTGTCCGTTGTACGTCAGCTCGCCGTCCTCGACAGACAGTCCCGGGAGCGGCAGGTTCGCATTGGTCAGAAGATCCGTCTTTTGCTGACGGACGGCATTGATCTCGGTAGTCAGCACGTCGTATTGCTGGCGGTATTCGTTGGCGTCCGTCTCGGCCTTGTCCTTGTCCAGGTTCGCGCGGACTTTCCGGTTAATCTCGTCGATTTGCCGGATGTTGGCCTCGAGCTCCGCGGTCGATTCGTCATGCAGGTCGATAGCGTCTTTCTTGGCGGTCGCTAGATCGGCCGAGAGAATCTCATACTTAGAGTTAGCTTCATCAAGCAGAGCCCTCAACCGTTCGATTTCTTGGTACTGCTGAGCATGGGCTGCCTGAATCTGCGTCACGCGCTGCCGCTTGCGCTGATTCTCACCGTTTCGGGCGAGGATCTCTTGCTGCTGTCGGATAAGTTCCGACGCGGAGACCGGCTCTTTCGGCGCGTCCGGATGGTACGGTTGTTCCTTGGCGAACTTGGCTTTTTGGTCCGCGATCTGGCCGATGGCATGCCGGCGGTTGTAGACGTCGTTCTCTTTCAGCTCCAGCTCTGCGAGCTGCTGGCCGACGCCGATGATTCGGAGCAGGATGTTCGCCTTCTCCTTGGAGCTGGCGTTCATGAATTTTGGCAGGTCGATCGCGAGCTCTTCTACGAAGCTGTCGAGAAGCTGCTGGCCACCCTTCTGTCCGTTCGGGTCGATGACCTTGAGGTCCGAATTCTTGCCCTTCCGCTCGACGATTAGGCCGTTGGACAGAACCAGGTGGAGGTAGGGAGGCACCGCGGAGCCGGTTCGCTCCGGCTGAGATGGACGATACTTGTTCCCGCCAAGCGCCCAAGCGATGGCGTCCAAAATGCTAGATTTCCCTTGCTTGTTCTTCCCACCAACAACGGTCAGGCCGGACTGCGCCGGCTCGACCTTAACCGCCTTGACGCGCTTGACGTTCTCGATCTCCAATTTATTGATTTTGATCACGTCGGATCTCCTCTCAGAAACTATGATTAGGCTTCCTAATGGCGGGGCGCCGGATGATAGATTCGACGTCGTTCTCGGCAATGATCAGCGACGCTTCACCGCTCGCGTCCCTCACCTTGGCGTGATTTCGCGCGACGCCCCATGTGTCGATAACTTCGACCTGTCGGCCGTCATGAAGACGGACCACATCAGATTTAAGGAGTAACTTTACGTCGTTCAATGAACCACTTCCGGCCATTGCATTTCAGCTGGCGCTACCCAAACCTCGTCCCAGCTCAGCCTGAAAGTTTCCTGCGCTTCCGCCATTGCTCCTGCCAGTAGAATCACGTTGCCCATTTGTTCGGCAGCGTCACGCGGTACAGCATTGCCGATGTATTCGCGGGCCTTGGCATCAGAGCACCCTTCAAGTTGGAACGGCCGCCCGTCAGGTAGGTACTGCGGGAAGCTCTGCAACATGGCAAGCTCAAACGTAGTCAGTGGGCGGTGCCATGTGCCGTCCAACGTTCGAATAATCCAGACACCGCGATCGTTGTCCGCCGGGATTGGTCGGGGGTCGGCGACCGCTGCAGCCCCTGCATGCACATCCGCGCTGCCGATCACGGTCTTCGCAGCGCTTTCCCACTCCTGCACCCCTAAGGTGTCGGCGCGCGGTGAGCACTTATAGGAAGGGTCGGCAATGAGTTGAGCTCCACTCTGCACATCAGTAACACCCGTTACCGTTGCAGCAGGGACGTCCGCGGACTGCATCCGGAACTTATCCGTATAGCGTCCGAGGCGTTCGGCAATTCGAGGATCGGCTACGCTGCCGGCCGATTGCATGATACGGTTGGCGGAACGAACCGTTTTTGCAGCCGCATCCCAATCCTGTATGCCATAGCTATCCGGCATGAGTGAAGTCCCGACTCGAGGATCGGCGATGGCGATTCCACCGCTCCCTATCCGCGAGCCAGTGACGCATGGCGCCGTCTCGTCTACGTGAACAATCCGATATTGCGCCGGATGTCGGCCGGGCCGCTCCGAAAGCTCCGGGTCCGCGATGCATGCGCCGCCCTGAAAAGGCCCGGGAACGCCCGTCACACACATGCCTGTCCGACCCGCTGGCTGAACCCGCAGGATGTTAGTCTTGCCGCGCTCACCGAGTCGGAGCCGCGGGTCGGCGACCGCCGATACTCCGTTGCTCCGCCCGGGGCCGGCCGTACTGGTGACCGCCCCACATGCTTTGTTCCACTCGGCCACGCCGTAAGCGCCCGCTCGCGGCTCGTGAACAACGCGCAGATTCTGATAGTCCACCTTGTTAAGGTCTCGCCAGTCCCCACCCGCCGGGATGAGCGCAAGTCGCATCCAAGTCTTCCAGTGGAGTTTCGGCAGTTTGTTCAACGGGCCGCCTGCCTCTGTGTCTCCCGGCGCCGGCAGCGGGCCGAGCACGTCGCCGATCGTTCGCAGCGGCTTCTTCTCGGGATAATAGATGAAGTTCGGGATTTGTTTCGGATCGCGAGCCATGATTAGAAAACGAACGCGATTCTGGCCGAGCCCGCCGATCTCACCAAGATTGTGGTCCGCGCGGATGCTGACCTCGTAACCGAATTTCTTCAGCAATTTCTTGATCTTTTGCAACAACGGCTTCCCCCGGCTCGTAATGCGCGGGACGTTCTCCAACTGGATGATTGCAGGTATAGCGCCACCGAACTCGACGCACGCCTCCAGCGATAATTCGAGGCCACTGATGGTCAAGTAGTTCAATGCCTGGTACTTGTCACTTTCTGACGTGGCTTGCGGGAGTAGTCCGCTTAGCCCCTTACAGGGCGGTGAGGTAAACAAGAAGAACGGCACTTGCTCTTTGAACGCCTGCCAGATATCCCACGTCGTCATCTCCCGCCATTCCGCCGGCGGCTCATGGCCGTGCCATGCCTTGTATTGCCAACGGCGGAACAGGTCCATGACAACCGACGTCTGCCCACCAGTGATCAAGTCATGGTTATGGCAGGCGATTGGGTCACTATCAATCGAGCAGAGAATCTTGAACTTGTAGACCTTGCCGCCGTATTCTTGCATCGACTCGAGGAGTCCGGAGGACTCCCCGCCAATTCCGCCGAAAAGGATCGCGGCCGTCTTGAACTGCACATTGTTGATAGCCGCGGCTGCCGTCATGCTCGCGCCTTCCGACCGATATCCTGAACGCACTTGCTACAGATCGGCTTATTAAAATGAATTTGAACGTCAGCCTCATTGCCGCAGAATGTGCAGCCCGGCGCGTACTTCCGGAGAACGATCGTCTCCCCGTGCACGAAGATCTCGATCGGATCTTTTTCGTTAATGCCCATCGTCCTGCGAAGTTCCTTCGGCAGCACAATGCGGCCGAGCTCGTCCACTTTACGAGTGATTCCAGTAGCCTTCAAAATAAGTCCCCCTTGCCCCTAAAGCCGCGATGCGGTATGATGGGGCTGAATATGTTCATTTTGCTTTGCGCTGGCCCTTCACGGCTCCTACCCCGTGATTGGGCCTTTTCCATTCTTGGGCCAACTCGGTCCACTTCGGCGGCTTGTCCTGAACCGCGATGATGATGCCGGCTTCGTTTCGCTGAACCCACATCGGTTCCTGTCTCCACGGCTGATTCATACCTGCAGCTCCCTTCATCTCAGGGCCGGATTCATGGCTCTGTTCTGCGCGCGTCTTTCGCTTTCCAGCTTCTTCTCATGCTTCTTGGCCGCCTTGTCGGCTTGCCATTGCTTACTCGGCGCGGTGTTCCCGGCCAGTTTGCGGCGTCTCGCTTCTCCCATCGCTTGTCTCACCTCCCCTCATGTACTTGTCTGCCTGCTTGGCGCTGGTCAGAATAACTAAGATTGCGACGCCTATCATTGCTCCGACGAACAACCCGCTGATGAAGGTCAGCATCTTGTAGCTCTACCTGCTGGTGACGCGAATTGCTCCCGCGACCCGATCAGCTCGATCGGAAGCTGGCGCTCCAGGCGAGTCACGATTGGCTCAGCCTCGGGCCTGGTGTCTAAGCGATAGTAGCGGCGGTTGTATGTTGCGACCGCGTCGCCCTCTTGGACCGTGAAACTTTCCGCATCCTGGCGGATGGGTGTTCCGGTGATTACAGTCATGGTTTAGCTCCTTTCATTTCTGTTCGTCAAGCCACATCTCCAAGAACTTCCTTGTCTCCCTTGCCGGGAAGTACCACTTAGAACCAATCTTGCTTTTAGGAAAACGAGGATCGAAGAAAAATTGCTCCTGAATAAAATTCCAACTCATACAGGTACGCCTCTTTAGTTCCGTTGCATCCCAAAATACGAGTTCAGCGTCTACCTCAGTGACGAGTTCCGCGATCCGTTGTCGAGCTAGTTGTTTAACTTCTGCTTCATCAATTTGAATCGCGATCAAGTTCAATCACTCCTTTCTAGCTGACAAAATAATCAACAGAAACTCCGAAATAGTCAGCTAGAACTTTTAGCTTGTTTTGCTTCGGGGTATAATTCCCATGCTTCCAGTTCGACAGTGTCGCAGTGGAAATTCCGGTTTCTTTAGAAACCCGATAAGGAGTCTTCTGCGACTCATTCAACAATTGCTGGAACTTTTCGTACACCATCACCACCTCATTTCTTATAACAAATGTTGACAGATAACTAAGGTTTCTTATATAATCAAAGGGCCAACTAAGTTATATAAGCAACCTAAGTTATTCTGTTGTATAGCTCAGAAATCTAAGCTATGTTTGTATACTAGCATAGGTTTCTAAGTCAGTCAACAGTAATAGCTCAGATTTCTATTCTATTTTTTAGGGACTGATGATTACTAATGTCTGACGCCTATGAAACATTTGAACGATTGTTGCGCGAGCATAAAGTCACACCGTACCGGGTTTCTAAAGCGACCGGCATTACTACCGCAACGCTTACGAGTTGGAAGCAGGGAAAATACACCCCAAAGCAAGACAAACTCCAAAAAATCGCTGACTATTTTGGCGTTGGAATTGAAGTTTTCGTAGGGTCGCAAACTAGCAATTCTCCTATTCCGACTTGGGCCACGAAAAAGGATGAACGAGATTTCAAAAAACTTCTTGAGGAAGATACTGAAATCATGTTTGATGGAGTTCCACTCACTCAGGAAGATAAGCAGCGTGTGATGGACGTGCTAACCGGATTGTTCTGGGAAGCTAAACAAATGAATAAGCGCAAAAAGAATCCAAGCGACGACAAATAGGTGACGCCATGGATAAGATCATCCAGAAGTTTGTCAGACGATATAAGACAAATAACCCCTTCGTAATAGCTGAGGGGTTAAACATTAACATCCGTTACGCCGACTTGGGGGATAACATCAAAGGGCTTTATTTCCGCAAGCTACGACGTCGCTTTATCGTCGTCCATGAGGATCTATCCGAGGAATGGCAGCGCTTTGTATGTGCCCATGAACTTGGTCATGATCGTCTTCATCCGGGACTTAATCGTTTCTGGCTCGATGATCATTCACTCTTCAACGTAGGCAAATTCGAACGGCAAGCGAATAAGTTTGCAGTTCGACTTTTGACCTCCGGCGACTCGCCTAGTCGAGGTGAATCCATAGTAGAAATGTTAAGAAGAAATAATGTTCCAGAAGAAATGTCTAGATTCTATTTCTAAACATGGTTCCTTGTTCGTGGGTTTAAGCACCTATCGAACCGAACATATATTCTAATATTGTGGGAGGTGAAGGTAATGGCTTCCTTTCGCAAGCGTGGATGTAAATGCAAAAATAAAAAAAAATGCTCATGCGGAGCAACATGGGAGTTTCGGATCAGCGTTACCGATCCAACTACCGGAGAACGCATTCAACCCAGTGAAGGGGGATTCGCGACAAAGCCAGAAGCCGAAGCAGCTGCGGCTAAACTGAAAATGCAATATGAAACTGGGCTACTATCTGCGGAAGCGAAGGATGAAACAATTCAGAGCTTCATGGGTAAGTATTTGGAAAATACCTTGATCCATGAAATTGAAGCAGCAACTTATGAGCAGAAGCTCGCGATTATGGACCGTCATATCGTTCCGGAACTCGGCAAATTAAAACTGAAAAAGTTGACACCCTTACAGGTACAAAGTTTTATCAATTATTTGATTGGCGAGGATCTCAACGCGGGGACAATTGGAAATATAATGCGGTTACTGAATCAGACGTTGAACAAAGCCGTTGAATGGGGGTATGTTGCAAGGAATGTTGTTCCCATGGCGAGCAAACCGCGATACAAACCAGAGAAGTTCACTGTGTGGACAAAGCAGCAGTTCGAGCATTTCCTGAAAAATACCAAGAAGAGCAGGCTATACCCTTTCTATTTGATTGCGCTCATGACTGGTATGCGGCCGGGGGAAATAACAGCCTTGACCTGGGAGCATATCAACTTTAAGAAAAAGACGATTCGGGTTGAACAAACAGTGGCGTGGACAAAACAGAAAGGAATCCATATTAAAAATTCACCTAAGAATGATGCGTCCAGAAGAACCATTACGATTCCCGACTATGTTGTGAACTACCTTCGCGAATATAAAGTCGCCCAGCAACCAAATGGACTGAACACAGTGATTCAAGGTGTGAAACACGACCTGATGTACAATTCCGTTATAAATCAAATCATGAAAACAGATATAACGAATACCGGTTTGCCGCTAATCACGCCGCACGACCTCCGGCACACTCACGCCACTTACCTGCTTTCGCCTCCGCCGTTTGGTCTTGGTCAGGCGATCAAAGCTGTCTCTGAGCGACTTGGACATGCCAAAACAAGCACCACGCTTAACACCTATACGCACGTCCTGCCCAATATGCAAGAGGCGCTTTCAGATCAGTTGGGAGCATCGATCAACTTCTGA